AGTATATTCTTTTAACCTTTAAAGTTAAAGGTGATATGGACCCTGTATCTATGACAGTGACTAGTGACCAATTAATAAGACATATTGTTTTAACCATAATAGGCCAAGAGGCAGTTAATGAAGCTTAAAATAATTAGGGGGTATAATGCCTGGTAAAAGTAAATCAATGCAAAGATTTGGAAAAAGTAATGGGAGATGGAAGCGCGGTCGGTCTAAATCTTTTAGACGAAGAGTCACTAAGGCAAAAAAGGGTGAGGTTGTACACCACCGCGACAGAAATAAAAAGAACAATAAGCCTTCTAATTTCAAGAAGATGAGTAAAGCAAAACATAACAAATTACACCCGGAGAAAGGCAGGAAAAAGCGAGGAGGGAGGAAGAAAAAACGATGATATCTCCTTCTGAAGTCACTAGGGTTTGTATTGAGTGTGAGAATAGAAAGCCTTTAGTTGAATTTTTTAGTTATTCTAATGGGTGTATTCGTCCTAAGTGTAAAATCTGTAAGAGGGCTGATGATAGGAGGAAATATAAGATAAGAGTTGAGTCTAGGTCTTTTGAGGAAAGGAAATGCTTAAGGTTGAGGAGTAGGGAAGCACATAAAAGAGCACATAAGGCTTATAGAGAAAGACTTAGGGCTAAGAATAGAGAAGAGCAGATTATTAAACATAAACAGCTTTATTCTTCAATTACTAAAGATTTAGAAGATGGGTTGTTTAAAAATGAAATAAGATTAAAATATGATCTTTCTACCCGATTTTTAAAGAGATTATTAAAGTATAAAGGTAATTGCTATAAAACAGAAACTGTTATAGATAGAATAAAACCTGGTTTAGATAAATATTATGGTTCTTCTGCTGAGCGGGAATATTCTTGGTCTTGGTTGAAATCCCCTCTTACTGGAACTAGAATGAGAGTAGATTTATATTATCCTGGTCTAAATTTAGCAGTTGAGTTTAATGGCCCTCAACATTACCGAGAAATAGGTTATGGTAATTTAAAAGAAGTCCAGGTTAGAGATAAAGCTAAATATAAACTATTAACTAACCATGCAATTGATTTAAGAATCATTACTAATGAAATGGAAATATTAAAATGAAACTAAAGGCTTATACCCCAGGAGAGAAAGAGAAAATTAAATCTTTCCTGTGTGACCTTTTAGATAAGTCTTTTGAGGTTAATAAACACGGTAATAGCCCTCCACTCTGGATGAGCTTAGCTTTTATACTTGAGAAATTTAACACAGGGAATTTTTACGGGACTATTTCTATAAAAATGATAGGAACTTCTGTTAATGATGCTAAAGAAGTTGATAGAACCCACAAGCTTATTGAGTACTATGATGAAATTATCTAAGAAAAATATTGACAGCATTCATGATAAAGGCATATATTGCCTATGTACTTTAATCTTTTAAGGAGAACTTATGCCTACAAGCGATAAAATTTTACAAGAGGTTGTGCTTCCTCCAGAGGAAGTTTTTGGTGTTAAGATTATTGAGTCAGATGATGACGATAAAGATGAAAAGCTTTTAGAATTAAAGCTTATTCAAAAAGGGTGGTCTAAAAACGGCTACTTTTATTCTAAAAATGTTGCAGAGAGTGTAGCAAAGATTACTAAGAAACAGAACCGTATGAAGATGTTTATGAATCACGGTTTTGGTTGGTTTGGACGAGGTTTAGAGGAATGGGCCGCTACTCTTGAAAAGACTTCTAGTAAAGATGGGGCTTCTTACGGTGTTGCTAGAATGACCGAAAACCCCAAGACTGCTTGGTTATACCAAGAAGCAGAAAAAGATCCAACCCAAATTGGAGCTTCTATTAGTGCCAGGGCTAAGATAAGAGACTTTGATGCTAAAGAAGATAAAATTTTAACAGCCGAAGACGGTTTTAAAGCCCTACATAAGGAACAAGATAAATATGTTGTAGAAGAAATTGTATTTATGGAGTCTACCGATTTTGTTACTTATGCTGCTGCAGGTGGAGGTATTGAACAAGTTCTAGCAGGGGAAGGTTATATTGACCCCATTACCGCACTCAAAAATTTACAGATATCACATGATAATTTAATGGAAACGCTAAACAAACTAACACAGGAGAAAACTATGACGTTAACTTTAACAGAACTTGAAAAAGATCACCCTGAATTAGTTGAAGCTATCAGAACTAAAGCTTTAGCCGAGCAAAAAGAAGACAAGAGTCTTGAAGAGAAGATCGAAGCTCTTGAAGCTGATGTCACTTCTTTGCAGGAAAAAGTTACTGAAGCCGAGACTGAAAGAGATAATCTTCAAGTTAAAAATGATAACTATAAGGTAAAAGAAGATTTGGATAAGAAAAAGCTTCAAGTTGAAAGCCTTATAAAAGAAGCTGATCTCCCTGAGGAAGCAATTACTGAAGTATTTAAAAAGACTTTGATTAATTGTGGTTCTGAGGAAGAAATGAAAGAACATATTGCTGACCGAGCTACCCTTGTTGATGGTACTTCTGGTGAAGTTGCTGGAAACGGCCCCTGGAAGAAAGAAGAAGAACTTGAAGAAGGTACTAAGGTTGATAAAGATTCTCTCGTTTTAAATATTAAAAAGAATAGGAAATAATTATGGCTGACTTAAAAGCAACTGTCATATATCAATATGGCGATTTATTGTTTGGAAGAGTAACTCTCCCAAAAAAGACTGCCGCTGATGCAATCGAGATTGGAGATTTTCTAGTCTGGGATGCTTCTAATGATGGAGTTGAAAAGGTTGATGCGGCCGCTGACGATGCTACTTTTGTAGGTATCTCCGGATGTGATTCAGCAGATGCTGACGGTGTCCAGGATATCCTGGTCTACACTCAGGCTATTGTTGAAGTTCCTGCAGAGTCTGCACAGTATAAATTTGGTGCTGGTTTGTTATACAATACTAATGGAACTGTAGCTGACGATGCCGGTGCTAATACTATTGGTTGGGTTTGGGAAAAAGATACAGGAGCTTCCGCAACCTCTGTTAAAATGTACTTCAATACTGCATCCTTGGCTAAACTATTTGAAGTAAATGCCTAAGGAGGTAAATCATGGCTGATTTAAAAGCAAGTAAAGTTTATCAATATGGTGATTTGAAATTTGGTAGAGTAAAACTACCGAAAGCTACTGCCGCTGATGACATTCAGATTGGAGATTTTCTTAAATGGACTGCTGGTAGTGATGGGGTTGAGAAATTAGCCGCTGCTACTGATGATGCTACTTTTGTTGGTATTTCCGGTACTCGCTCTGATGATGCAACTGGACCTCAGGAAATCTTAGTTTATACTCAAGCTGTGGTTGAAGTTCCAGCAAGAGCTAATGAGTATAAATATGCTGATGAGTTGAAATATAATGTCGCTGCTGGTGCCGTTGAGATAGTAACTGGTGCTGTTGATAGCATCATCGTTACAGCGGCTGGTACAGGTTACACTTCTGTTCCCACAGTAGGATTTTCTGGAGGTGCCGGTTCGGGTGCTGCTGGGACAGCTGTTCTAACAGGCGGTGTTTTAACTAGTGTTACTATGACCAATGGTGGAAAAGATTATACCACTTCTCCTACCGTAGCTATTACGGGTGGAGGTGGTGCTAGTGCAACTGCTATTGCGCCTCTTAATCTTGGGTCCATTAATGCTTTGGCTTTAACCGATGGTGGAACAGGTTATACCACTGGGAGTTTAGTTGAGACAGCAGGTGATGGAACTAGTTTTGCTGGTACTTTTGTAGCTGGTGCAGGAATTATCACTTCTGTATTAGTTACTGATGCTGGAGAAGATTACACCACTATTACTATTGATGGAGATGTTGGTGGTAATGCAGATGCTGTAATAACTGCTACCATTACTAGCGCAGAAAATGGTATAGGTTGGGTCTTAGAAAAAGATACTGGTACAGCTGCTAGTTCAGTTAAGATGTATCTCAACGTAGAATTACTTAAAAAATTATTAGAAGTTAATGCCTAAAAGGAGGAATAATAATGCCTAATAAAATAAAGAAAGAAACTCTGAAGAGTTTAGTTGAAAAACATGTCCAAGAGGCTGGTGAGAATAAGCTTGTTGGATATGATAACGCTGCTGAGTATGTGGGCGATCTGTTAGATGCTGGTGAATTGGCACCAGAAGATTTCTCCTTCAAAGCACTTTTTGAGGAGTTAGTAGATTTACCGGTTAGTTATGATAATATGCAGACTTTAGCAGAGTCTGTACATACCTCGGCTTTCCCAATAATTTCCCAGAAAATTATCCATAAGAAAATTATTAGTGAATACGAGCTCCAGTCTGAAAGGGCTGCTTCTTTGGTAAGAGAAGGAGATGCTAATGGACGAACTGATAAGGAATTAGTTGCAGGTATTGCAGCTGGGGATTTCACTCCTCTGTTGAGACCTCAGTATGAGGCCTATGAGGAAACTTCCTTCGGTGAGAAAGATTATACAATTAACATGGCTGATTTTGGTCGGTTGATTTCTCTTTCTCGAGAAATGATCTATGAAGATCGTTCCGGTGAAGTTATGACTCGGTCCCGTGAGATTGGAAGAGCGGCTGGACAACATCGTTCCAAGATGATTATCCAGACTGTTGAAGGTACAGCTCGTACAGCTTTTGACGAGAGTGCTTTCCAGGGTTGTATTTATAAGGGTACAGCTAAAACTTCTGCTAACCTTTACGCTAACGATCATGCTACTAATTTTGATGGTCAGACCAACGATAACTTGGCTGCATCAAATGCATTGGCAGAATATACTGATCTAGATAATGTTATGCAGTTGTTTGCCGCTATGGTTGATGAAGAAGGCCAACCAATTGAAATCGTACCAAAACAGATTCTTATTCCTACGGCTCTGAATGTTACTGCTTACCGGATCATGAATACGACTTCATACCAGTATGCAGATGGTACTACACCTAAGACCACTATTAACCCGATTGCTGCTATTGGTAATTTTGACATTGTCCCGTCGATTTATACTGCAAATAGTACCTCTTGGTATATGGGGGATTTCCCATCCCAGCTGTTATGGGTTTGGGTATTTAGGCCAGCCACTGCTTCTCAGGGGGCTATGTCTGAGTCAGCCTTTACCAACCAGATTCTGGCCCGGTTTAGGTTTGCCTATCATGGTGGAGTTGGACATACTGATTACAGATATATTGTAAAGAGTAACGCCTAAGGTTAAAAAGTAATGGAAGAGGAGGAGACATCTCCTCCTCATCCTTATTATCAAGAAAGATAAAAGGAGATAAAGATGGATTTTGGACATACTAATAGTACTTCAAGTGAAGAAGACCTTAAATTAAGTTGTGAGGATTTTGCGGGTCAGATATTAAAGCTTAAGAATGAATTACAACAATATGTTAATGAGAACGAAGAGCTCGGTGATATTATAATCGAGAAAGATTTAATTATTGAAGGTTTAGAAGTTAAGCTTAAAGTCTTTAAAGATAAGGCTGCTAGACATAATGATGAACTTATTGAAGAACCTGATGAAGAACTTGTTGATATGACAGCTGGGGCTAAGATATTAGCTGATTTGCATAAGCTAGATGTTTCAGAGATTGAAGGTTCTGGTTCAAATGGTAGAATAGTCAAATCAGATGTAGAATTATATATAGAAGCTATGAAACCTGAAGTGGTAGAAGAACCCAGCAATGAGAAAACATCGGAAGACACGGAACTCTTCCCAGAAGTTGATGATTAAATAATTTTAAGGGAGCCTGAGTGGAAGAAATAATTTGCACAATCAAAGATGTTAGAGACTTACTACCCCAACTCTATGATGATGAAGATAATGTTTATGTAATCCCTGAGTCAAGAATTAGGAACAGTATCTTAGTATCTAATGGGGAACTAAGAGGGCATCTTAATTTATATTATGGTACAGATTTAACTGATACACCCTGGGCTTCTATTCCCGAACCTGACGAGGATAATGACTCTTCGTCAGGTTCACTGCTTATAAGTGATGGGACCGATGAGATAACGGCTGCTTCCACTGCAGTCAGTCAACTATGGACTATTACATTTTCTGATGCTACTACTTTTGCAGTAGTAAGTGATTTATACGGTGCTCAAGGTAATGCCACTACTAGTACTACTTTTACCAGTACTAATTCTCAGTTAGTAATTGTTGCTGGTTTATGGTCTGGGACTTTTGCAGCTTCAGACAAGTTTTATGTTAGGACTTATAACTACGAAGTTTTTTTAGTCCAGTTGAGTGCCTTGGCAGCGGCAGTCCAACTTCTGGATGGTTTTTATACGGACGAAATGCCAAACCTTTCACAAGCCTCTATCAAATATAGACGGCAGTATGAATCTAATCTTAGTAAACTAAGGAATAAAACAATAACCCTACAGAAAGGGTTATCTTCAAGGGACTTAGACCCAATTCAAGTTGATTATGTTATAGATGACGCAGGTCATGATGTAACTAATTATGCTGATGATGAGTGGTCTAGGGAATATCCCCTTACCTAATCGATACTACAGAAAGTATCCTATCGAAGGAGACATTTTAGATGTCTGGACTTAGCACCTCTACTATGGCGGAGCTTCTAACTAACACGAAGAGTATTCTTGAGTCGTTTAAGGTGCCTAGCGGTTTGTTTGAGAGCGTAGTTAAGATTAATAAGGGTACTTTACAGAATCCAATTAAATTTCCTTTTATAAGCATATTACCGGTTAGAGAAGTCCCTGTTGGATATGAGAATAATAAGCTTATCTCTACTAAAGCTTTTAGAGTAGAAGCATGGTCGCACAAGACTAAAAGCAGAGCAGCAATGAGATCGTCTTTGGGTATAATAGAAAATGTTAAAGATATATTTATGCCAAGTTCAACTAATTGGCTAATTCCTGACGCCACAACTCAAGTAGATACTGTATTTGATTTACAAGTTGGAGGTATAACTAGTTCTCAGCAGCCTATACCCTATAGAAATGGTTTTGTCCAGTCTGCTAGCATAACATTTGATGCTTGGACCAAGGATGAATACCTCCCTAATTTAGCAGGTAATACTTCTGCAAATTGGACAGAGACTACTGCAAAAATCTTATTAGCTACCGTCTTATCTACAATTAAAACCTACAGTAGTTCTGAGCTATCTACAATCAAATCTTTTAAAGATTTTACTCTAACCCCTCAGGCATTATTCCCAGTAGTCTATGCTGCTTTAGAGGGAGAGGCTAGAGAACACACCTATGCTGGTATTGATACTGTTGATAGAACAGTCATGATTCACATTTTACATAAGATGTTTGATAAAGAAGTATCTTTGACTCGTAACTTAGCAATAGCAGAAACTATTAAAGAGATAATGTATGCCAACTCAGACTTTGGAGGCATTGTTTCTGATTTCAATTATGAGGGTATTGAATATGGTCAGCTTTCTGCTGCTAATGTTATGGTCTATGGTTGTACTGTTGAATGTGTTTTGACTTCTATGGAAGTTGTAGATTTAACTGGTCGGTTATTATATTTAAGGGATGCTGATGGTAATTTTATTTTAGATTCAGCTGGTAATCATTTGAGAGTAAAGGATAATTAATGGGTACTTATGATTTAGATACTACAGGTAGTCAAGTTAATGATGCTATTAATGCTATTGTCGATAGTGGAGTTACTGAAGCTGATCTAATTAAACTTCATACTGAAAAACAGAATGCAGCTGCTTCATTAGATGGGTTTGTGAGCGCATCGGATAAGTTTTCTTCTGCTGGTGATGTTCAATTTTCAAGGTTTATTTTAAGAGGTACAACTACTGATGGTTCATTGACTGAGTTAGTATCCCCAGAGAGATTTGTCATTTCTAATGAGAAGGCTTATTTCTGTTCAATTATTATCTTAGCTAGGCAAGATACTGGAGTTAGTCATAATATTTGGAGACGGAATTTAGTCATAGAAAGAACTGCTGGTACAGTTGCTTTACTTGATGTTATTAAGGGTAGCATAGATGATTATGAAGCATTAGCAGATTTAGATTTTTATCTAAGTGCTGATGATACTAATAAAAGTTTAAAGGTTGAAGTCATAGGCAAAGCTGCAACCAATCTAAGGTGGCTTACTCTAATAGAGGCTGCTGAATTAGCCTACAACGACTAAGGAGTTTATTATGGCGTTTGTAAAAGCGAAGAAAGATGGAATTAGATATTTCCCGGGTGCTGAATATTTCATAACCTCGGAACAGAAAAGCGCTCTCAAGAAAAGAGAAGTAGTTGAGCTTGATAGTAAAGCTCTGAAGAAAATGGATAACTATGAAACAGTTAAACCTCCAGAAAGGAAGTTAGATGCCGAAGAAGCTCAGCCTCAGGAGAGTCCAAAAAAGACTAGAACAAGAAAAAAGAAAGTTGAGGTTGAATAATGTCAACACGAGTATTATGGCAAGATATATATGCTGTAGAACAGCAACAAAGCTCAGCAGTAGCTTTTACTGCACAATTAACCGCAGACCCTACGTTTATAACAACTGCTTCAGTGGCTTCTGGGGATGGGTATCCTGGTATTAAAGGTGGAGTTATAGCTACTGATCAAGCGGCTATTTTTGGTATGCCTTTAAATGAACATGTAGACTTAAAGGCCCCAAATACTACATTTGAACAAGAACAAGCAAGAGGTATTTCTCAGAGGCATAATCAGGAATATCATATTGTGAACACAGGGGAGCCGGCAGAAGCTACTATCTCAATGGTAGCCACAGCTTATAATATAAGCTTATTCGGTTATTTACTATTTCAGGCTGGAAGTTCTGAAGTCGTTGGGTCGGCTAATGTTACTTTGAATATCTTTACAGGTATTCCATACGTAGTAGCTGATCCTGAGGTTTATGCTTATGTAACTAGATTCTTACAACCTGCAGCGGATTCTGATGATGTTGATCAGATTATGAGGGGTTGTATTTGTAGCTCATTAACCCTGTCTGCTGAAAAAGGCGGTGTATTAATGTTAGAAGCAGTAATGCAAGGTGGAGGTTGGTCTCAGAAGTATCTTTCAGCATTAGTGGCTAATATTAATTTTGATAGCACTGCTTCTTTGAAGTATCAGGATATGTTTGCTTACATGGAGTCTACCTCTATGGATATTCCAAGTTTTACAGTTACTTTTTCAAATAACCCAGTTTGGAATTTCTATAATGATGAAACAGCTGCTTCAGTACATCTGGGTAGGTTTACTGTTGAAGGTTCTTTCGACCTTCCATGGGGAGCTGCTACTGTAGGTAATAATTATGCTATCACTAAATTCTTAGGTGGAACCCAGCAAGATTTATATTTCTTCTGGGGAGTTGATGATAGAACGTCTCCAACTAATGCTGATTGGGATTGTGATAATGATGAAACTAAGAATGCTGCTACTGATACCAAGAATTATTGTGGTATTAAAATTAACGCTCGTATTATAGACTATGAACTGGGCGGAGATAATGAAGTTGTGACTACTGTTAATTTCCAGGGTGCTTATGATGACACTACAGCAGCTGGAAGTTTAAAGGCTGGTTATGATTTAACTAAATTAACGAGGATTCTACCTGTATAAGGCGGGTGACCTCATTGTTAGCAAGAGAACTCTTAAGCTGAGAGTATCTTAAAATAACGAAAAGGAAGTAAAAATGGCTATTAAAGGAATAAGTAGGGATTCAGTCCCTTACGTACCAGAGGAAGATAGAACTTCTCCTTTTGAGGAGCAAACTATTTTTTGGATTAAACCTAAGACTGGTAAAGAAGCAAACCGCACCATGCAACGTTATGCTGCTTGTGGTAGGGATGCTCGTAAGGGTTATCGTGAGCTAAATGTCAGGAAACTAAACAACGCTGATGTTGAAGAGTTTTTAGAGGTTGTTAGTAAAGTTGAAAATTTCTTCTTTATTGAAGATAAAGAGATAACTAAGCTTATTGATGATGACACTAATCTGATTAGACTCATGAATGAACTTTCAGCAGATTTATTGTTAGAGATTTTTGATGCTGCTAACAATATGTCTCAGTTAAGTGAAGGTCAAAAAAAAAGTTAAGGCTCCTAACATATTTCGCTCTTTGGAAATCTGAAAAAAGAGTTAGGATGAACTCGTATGATTGTGATTTCTGTATTGCTCACAAATTATATGAGAACAGGGCTTGCTATCTTTTAGATAATGATTGGGGAGAAGACAGGCATAAGTTTATTTTGCCTGTCTTTGATCCTTTAGCTAGTAAGCCAATGCCTATAGCTGAAGAAGATGTAGTTCTTACTAAAGAGAGTATAATATCAAGATTGGATAAGTATCAAGAGGTTTTTCCCGATGCTCCTCCTTTTGAGTTATTGACTCTCTGGTTTACAAGACCTAAGGAATTATGTCTTACGTCAATCTTAGACCCACAATTAGGTCTTTTATTAGACACAGAGTCTGCTTGTAAGGAATACAGGACTTTACCTTACGGCGGCGGATTGTGGGACCAACCTCTTGCTCTTTTAGAGGCATTCGATCTTATTAGGTCCGAAAGGAACCAGTTTGAAAGAATCAGGATTGAAAAATTGAATACAACAACAAAGAAAGTAAAACCAGACTCTCAGGTTGTCTCCAAGATACCTGGAAGGAGCCAATAATTGATACCAAAAGCTAGTGTAAAAGTAGTAGTTGGAAATAAGACCTTCTCTAATATCGATGAGGGCTTGAATGTTATATCTGGTACCTTAACTAAGCTTCAAAAGGAACTAGGGGAACTTACAAGACCTTTTGATGATATCTCAGGAGTTATCATTAGACAGATACATGGTAGGTTTGATAGCGGTGCGTTTGGTGACCCCCCTTTTGCTCCTTTAGGCGGGATGGCCATGGCTCAAAGGTCTGCAGCTAACATTACTGGAGATCGTGCTTTGAATGCATCAGGTGATTTAAAAAGAAGTGTTATGAGGAGAAGGAGCCCAACAAAGTCTGCAGAGGGGAAACAAAGAGAAGTCTTGGTATTAAGAGTTGGTTCTATAGGTGTCCCTTATACAAGAGACATGATTGAAGGTAGTATTTGGTATGTACCTGTTTTAAGAAACCCTGTTACAGATAGTTTTACTATTGATTATGATAGGCTTAGAGGTAGTCAGACTTCTAATGCAACTATGTATGGTGAGAGATATGAGAATGATTTACAATATTGGGATAAGGATGAACATCCTGTAGATGTCCCAGGCAGAGATTTTCTATCTCTACCGGATGAAGATTTATTTGTCATTGTTGATATAGTAGACGAGTGGTTTAATAAGGTGTTCCATAGGATTGCAGATGGCTAGTCGCAGAGCTAATCGCCTAGATTTTATACTTAGTATTGATGTTATAAAAAGTGCTAAGCTGGCTAAACTTCAGAAGAGTTTAAGGGCACACAAGCAACAACAGTCTGCTGCAGATAAGTCTGCTGTTGAGGGTAGTAAGAAGGTAAGAAAGGAACTTGATAAACAAGCCCAATCTACCAAGAAGGCTACCAGGGCTAAGAAAGCAGCAACAACTGCTACAGATAAACAGGCTCGATCTACCAAGAAAGCTGCTAAGGAACAAGAAAAATTTAATCAGAGGATAAGTGCAACAGATCATGCTTTAGGGGGAATGCGTAGAATTTTAGGTTCCTTAA